ATCCTTCTAATAATATTTCAGTTTCTTTTATGTTCTCAATTACCAGAACAGGAACTTTCATTGATTTTGCCATTATCTAAATCCTCCAACATAATCTTTCTTTAAAAGCCTTACTCCAGGTATTGTCTTACCTTCTTTTAGTTCATTTAGTATTCTCTTTTTATCGAGCTTCTTCACTTCAACAACTACCCAATATTCATTAGGTATATCGTTTTCATCTAAAACTTCAACTGAACCGTTGGATTTTCTTATCTTTAATGGATTGAATTCTGAATTCTTGGGCATAGTATTCAATTCATTGTGGGACTGGATAACAAGCTGCTTAACCCTTTCATTCGCATTATGAAGCATCTTCTTTATTTTCTTACATTTATCAATATGATCATTTACCATTTCCATTTTCTTTTCATTATTGCGATAGAACCAGTAAATACCATCTTCTTTTTGATATAACTCTGTAAATAACTCTTTGATCTGAACATTAAATTCTTCTGGATTTAATGCCATATCCATATTCATTTGTTGAGTCATTATATCAGTTGTTATATCATTCATTGTCCGTTTCATACAACTCTTCCTTTCCCATTTCATCCCAATCTGGATCTAATAGTTCTGGATCTAAATCCATACCACAAATTCCACATGTAAGGGACTCAGGTGTGTTTGTATCTTGTTCACTTGGTTGATATTCCATATCTTCTTTGGGATGTTGACATGAAAGATCACTAGTTGTAATTATAGATATCATCCTACTAACCTCAAACCATCTAATGAAAGATCAACATAAAGTGTTTCTTTTTCACGATTTGCTGTGCTTTCAAGTTTAATACCTTTTATTAAGCTCTTTTCTTTTACATCAAATAAAGGTTCTAAGGATAATACTTTATTAACATTATATGCTACCCTAAATGATCCTTTTGATGATGCAATATTCATACCTTCATGAAATGCACTTTTTGTTATTTCACTAATAACAAACACAATAAGATCATGTTGAACAGCAAGTTCTGTTAATACTTGTGATGCCTCTTCTACTTTCATATTGTTATCTTTC